TGTATTAGTTCTTGTTGTTACTGTCTGTCTGTTGCTCCAATCATTGAATGAATTAGTACTACTGGTATTTCTTCTTTGGGTAGTTTCAACAATTGTTGACCCAGTCCAATTAGTTTCCCATGCATTCCAAACAATTGGTGCCATACCAGTTTGTCTGTCAATATTTTCAGTTCTTGCTAGTAATTCAAACGTTGAAGTGAAATCACCTTCAACATCGATTACTTTTGCCTTCATTCTTGCGGTATCAATCCAAGTGTCAGATGCTGGAGTAAGTTCCATTGAACCTTTCCAAAAACTAATCAAGAATGGTGTTACACTCTCTGTTCTTGTAGCAAATGACTGTTTTAACCACTCAACTTCAGCATAATCAAGAGTGATTACACCACTTTGCTTTCTTACATTATTACCCTCAATTGCAGTAAAATTAAGATCCGCAGTTGTATCATTATTGACCACAGGTCCTTGAATAAGATCAACCGAGTTAGTATAATGAGTTGGTCTAAACTCTTTGTTAACAGCATCGATACTGTTTTTAATTTTAAGATTTTCTTCTTGTGATTTAAATGAAGTGAAGTTATCAACGAAAAAACCAGACTTAAATCTATTCAAACCATCAGCATCAGGGACGAATAAATTTGCAGTGTTAGTTTCAAGCATCGAGAGTGATGTATAATACTCAAGATTTTTAATTCTATTCTCAAGTTTGTTGATATCCTGCATACGATATCTTTTATGAGTATTAAATTTTAGTGCAGCTTGTACAGTATTGTAAAGAAAAGGAGGTAAGGTAATTGAACAAATTTCAATCGCATCATCAACTACAAGAGGTGGTTCTGGTCTATCTGAGGGAATTCCATACTTGACTTGGAACGTACCATCTTTTGTCAAGAAAATTCTATCGATTCTTCCTTGATAGTAAGAGAAATCAATGAATAGTGATTCATCTGATGCTAAAATATTTTTAGCTGAATCTCCAGATCCAGTAAATACTCTTCCTAAAAATTCAAGAGGAGATCTATCTCCCTCAGAAACACTTGCGATTGAACTTACTCTTGGTCTAATATCAATAATGTCAGAATTTCTAATATCTCCAACTTTACCAATTTCATTAGAATAATTAAAGTTGTCATATGACCCTATCGTTGTAATGTCTCCGTCATCAGTGCTTTCATATGAAGCACTCTTAAAGTATACTCTTAATTTCTTACTTGGTTCCGAAGAATCAAATTTTCTTTTGATTACTCCATAATCATAGAATGTTTGTTCTTGTCCATTATTAAAGATAAAATTAGTAGATACATCAAAACTTGATGCATCTGCTGCATTTACAATTGCACTTACATTTGTCTCAGATGAAATAATAGTTTCACCCTCTCCAAACAAAATATCATTTTTATAAAGAACAGAAATTTTTGAATCTGCAATTGAGGTTTTTTCAGAAATAATTGCAACAGCACCAGAATTTTGTCCTACAATAGATTCTCCAATAGTAAACTCATCAATAGTAGATGAAGCACTTATGATTGATTGTAAAGTAAGTGTAGGTGAAGAAGGAGTGGATGTATCAGTAGATTCAAAGACACCATGAACCTCAATTATATCAGGGGTATTAAGTGATATTGTTTCATCCTGAACTCTTGTTCCAAAAGGATAATTTCCGTATGTAAGACCATCATTTAAAGTTGTAGTTCCAATACCAGAACCAACATTTTTAGATTTGTCTATAATAATTGACTGAACTCTATTTCTAACTTTGACTTTTGCCTTTGGTTTTCTCTTTCTAAGAGTTGCAATCAAAGTAGATCCATCAGTATTAGTTCCAAGACCATTAATCTGCAGAGTGCTTTTTCCTCCAGGTGAAGTAATCGTAAATTTATCTGCAGTTAACTCTTCAGTGGTTCCATCTTCTCTAATAAGTGAATATCTAGTAGGAGTAAATGGTAAAAATACTTCATTATCTTCAGCAGTAATTGTGCTGGATAATTTATTATTTACAATATTTACAGTTAATGTTTTTCTAATTGTTAATATAGCATCAGTTAAATTTAAACTTTCAATATTATCTTTTGGAAGTGAAGTAAATAATGAATTATCAGTTGATGGATCAAGAGGTGTTGTTAATACTTTTAAATCAGTTACATTAGTTACTACATTTGGTAATTTACCACCTACAATCCCAGTCACCGTTGTTACGCCAACAAAATTAACATGAGATGATCCAACAGATACAACTCTTCCTAGCACGGGATCTTGATCATCACCAACAACTGCAGCAAGATCGCTATATTGAATCAAACTACCTAACTTAAGAGCAGTTCCAGGGAAAAGTGGGTTAGTGCTTCTAACTGTGCTGATACCACCCTGATCTCTTGGAGTAATTGTTGCAACACCAACATTAAATGATACAGATTGAATTGTGTCTGCACTAAATGTGTGAATACCAGTAATTCCATCTGTTGATCCAAATACAGACTTTACATCACCAATCCCATGAGCAGTTGCAGCAATTGAAGTTCTACCATTTAAGATACCATCAAAGAAAAGAGGTTCATTAGAAATAAACTCACCTTTAGTTTCATATAATGTAACTGTTTTACTATTAGATACTGCAGATCGAATAAATGCAGTTGCACCACTTCTTTGACCCTTGACAAACGTCGGGATAGACAAACTAGTCGCTTGATTTAATGTTAGTGTAGTAAATGATTGAACATCATATAATGAGATTCCCCACTGATTTAAATTTGCATTTGCACTATCATATGCACCAGATTCAATTCTAAAATCAAAAACTCTTGCTAAACCAATTTCATTTCCAGGAGCACCGTTAGCATCAACGTTAGGACCAATTCTTTCATCCCTTAAACTTAAAACGTATGTGCTACCAATACCAACAGAAGGTGTTCTATTAACATTATCAAGTTTAAGTGTCGGTCCTGTATTATAAATTATTGATTGATCTTCAATAAGTTTTGTAGTTCTTGGTTTATCAACATCAAGATATGTTGAATTAATAGTTTCAATGTCATATCCTCTTACAAACGCTCTACCAGCAGAGACTCTGTACAATGCGAGGTCGTCAGAAGGTGCAGAACCACCATACGTAAATTGACCCGCATTATATACACCACCATTTCCCCTGCTATTATTCAGGGACTCCTTCATTGTAATATCAAAAGGAGTTACATAGTAATCTCCAGATTCGGCAAATGTTCTTCTGGCAAGAATATCAGTAATATCATTATAACCAACACCACCACCAAATCCAGTTTTTTTAGTTTTTGTTCGTAAAACTCCGTTTACTACAACCCCTAATTCAACAAAAGATCCATCATCTAAATCATCAGGAGACTTTTTAATAAGAGAGGTACTAATTTTAAGTCTATCTGCACCTGGTGCAGCATAGTTATTAAATCCTTGGGAATTATCGTTAAGAGTTTCGTCTAAATCTGCAGTAATTATTTCTTCATTTACAAAAAGACCAACCCTATAACTAGGAGTTGTTCCATATTGATCAAGAATTAAAGTTTCGCTATCAACATTTACAAAGTTACCTCTAATAAAGTAAATACCATCTTGAATATGGAATGAAGACCCAATTTGTGCAGCCTCATTTGATATAGTAGCGCCAAAAGGAGCTCCAGCACTAATTGTACTGTTTCCTAAAAGACCTGAAGAAATTATCTCATTACAAGCAAGTTCTTCAGCATCACTGAAGACTTCAGTCGAATTGTTTGCGGTGCTTGAGTTTAGGTAGTTAACATAAAGAGTAAGATTTCCTCTTTCAGAGTCTTCAGGAAGAAGAACTGAATCAATATATGCCGTTACACCAGAGGTCAAACCTGTTATTTTAGTTCCTTCTAACTGTTCAGCGTAGGCAGAAACTGGGACTCCTTGAAACGTATTTACTAACTGAACACAATTGTAAATTCTATTATACGCAGTATTTCCAGGTATAACTTTTTCACCTTCTTTAAAAAAGTGCTGACCAAATCTTTCAATTTGGTTTTGCAAAATTGATTGAAGTGATGTTAATTCTCTAGCCTGGACAGCATATCCAGGTTTAAACAGCACCTTATGAAAATCATTAGATGCATCAAAGTCATCAAAATATGGTGCTACGTTGAGGTTCGTCTGCTGTGGCATAATTCTTTAGAACTGCAAAACAATTTTGATATCTTCTTTTTGGTTAGATGACCTTGTTATGGATGGTCTATTATCAACATAAACAATGTTTCCTGCATATTTTTTCACTTCTGCAGGTGCAATACCGTCCGTAAAAGTAAGACCAAGATTATATGTCCTACTATTTATTGTCGTTTGGATACCACTAAAGTTTGAATCAATTTGTAAATCAACACCTGTTGTTGGAGTAATTGTCAAACTACCACCTGTATCAGGAGAAGAAGTAAACTCGGTCAAATCAAATCCATAAGTTGGTGTGGTTTGAGCAGTTCCAACTGTATTAAACCCAGCAAGTGTTCTATCCTGCCAATACTTCAATACACCAGTTGTTTGGTTATAACTAATTACTCTTCCTTGAGCAGTTGATCCTGTAGATATAGTTTGAGTGAAGTATGAATCGGCAGAAAAAGCAGCAGAACTATATCCTGCTCCTGCTAATCTTAAAGCACCAACAGCACTTGCTTTGTCAGCAGATAATAAAGTATTTGAAGTAGTTCTTGGATTTTCTACAAGACCAACTCTTGCAATTTGATTTCCAGTAATAAAATCGGGGTTATCATTATCATTTTCAATTCTAGAATAAAGAAGAACATTAGTTGCTCCTAATTCTCTATAGATATCTTTACCATGACCACCCATTGGTGATATGATAACGTCAAAGGTAGGTATGGTCGTACCAGAAGGAACGTTTCCTGCTTCTAAGTCTACATTTCCAAAAGTGTATCCAGAACCTTGATTGGTTATAGTAATGGAGTCAACTCTTTGATCGTTTGTTGTAACGATGGTACATTCAGCACCAGTTCCATCACCTTTAATAGGAACGTTAGCGTACCTTGTAGCGCCAACAGGTCCAATACCTACTCCTCTATCAGTTATAGTTGTAACTTTAATTGAACCATCTACCGCATTATTTCTTACAAGTTCATTTTCAGTGCCAGTTTCCCAGTTTAAGGGTACTGGCATAAAAGCAGTTGCTTCAAATTTTACAATATCACTTGGTTTGATTGAATAAAGATATTTCCAAAGATAACCGTCTCCACTTGTTCCTGCTGATCTTGGTTCTAAATCAATATGTGTTGGTTCATCAAGAGATGGTGACCCGTTAGGGGTATCAGGAGTGGTGCCATTCTGTATGCAGATATAAACTCTAAAATCACTATTAATTACATAATATGATGAAGCATATAGATTAGTAGCACCACTAACAGCAGCAGTTTTTACTCTGCTGTAATCATGACGATACATGTCATAAGTAGTTCCAGAAGACCAATTTCTTTTTGAAACAACTTGTCTTACGTCAGATGAGTTTATTTTCTTTAGAGCAACCATCGAGTCCCAATACTGGTTTTCCTCATCAAAACTATCTTTTGGTGAGGGGGGATCTTGGTCCCACGTTGGACTGTAATCAGTTGCATTCGTCAATCCAATAAAAGAATAGTATGCATTAGTAGAGGTAGTTACACCTGCAACAAAATTCTTAGCGTTTAATATTCTAATTTGATCAGTTATAATTGCAGCCATTGGACACAGTTTTTTTCTTTATTTATTAAGATCAAATGTCATAATCTTTTGACTTCAGCGATTTAGACCTCTGAACAAAAGTAGAGGTAGAAATACCACCAATACCTCCTAAGGTAAATGCAGTGTATGAAGTAACTTTTGATCTAGATGTTAGATCAATTCTTCCCCAACTAAATTCACCGAATGAATTAGACGTTTGAATACCTGATCCATATGAGAAGTTGTTACTTACATTTACAAATACTCTGGTTATATGAGAGGTTCCAATACCCACACCTTCAGAATTAACTCCTGTAGGTCTGAATACAGTTTCAGTGCTTTGAACAAAGTATATATTATCAATATTTGAAGTTCCAACTCCAACAGTATTACCAGAAGTATCAAGCGATGTTATAGATGTTACTGCAGATCCTACATTTGAATTAAATATCATAAAATAGTCACCAGAACTTAGTGAACTTGCAGTAACTGCAGTAGAAACAATGCTAGTATTATAACCAACATTTCTCAAGAAAGAATCAAGTGGGATATGTAAGTCAAAAATAAATTGAGTGGTGCCAATACCAACAGATGTAGTACCAAAACCAACAATTACTCCATTATCACCATTAAATGAATTTACAAAGTTTTCCTCGACACCTCTTGTGGGAGGACTAAACAAAACCAGGGGAGGATTAGTTTGAGTATAACCAAGACCTGGATTAGTAATTGCTACACCAGTAATTGTTCCTGCCGTTCCAATTGTGACTGTACCAAGAGCAGTGGTTGTAGTTCCAATTCCAACTCCATTTGTACTACCAAAACTTACCAGTGCATTTGAATACCCGACACCACCAGTAGATATTGCAACAGAAGAAATTGTGCCTGCTATGGAAACAATAGCAGTTCCAGCAGCAGAAACTTTATCATCCTGAGGAATAAATTTAACTTTATCTTGGAAGGAAAGAGTGTTTACTTTTGGTAAAGTTGCAACTTCATTGAATATATTAAAGAGTGGTCTTAATGTATCAACAAATATTTGTGTTGCACCAACACCAACAGTTTTAATAATATGTGCTGTTGGATTTATCACGGGTTCATAAAGTTCTCGGTCTTTACCAACTTCTTTTTCATTAATAATTTTATCCTCTGTTTGTCTACACCAAACAACTGGTCTTAATAAAGATGTATCCTGAATATTGCCTGGACCAGAATATGGATTTGTTTCTGCAATATCAGTTCCAGATACAAAATTAACTGATCTCTTATCTTCATTTGTAAAGATATCATTGTTTTGAATTTGAAGAGTATCACCCTCCGTCACGGTTTCAATAATTTCTCTAAGAACAACATCTTTGTCTCCAGTTCCTTTATAGAAAATAATTTCAATAGTGTCACCAATCTTTGGTGCCTCTGTAAATTCAATTTGAGAACCACCCTCAAATATATAACCTTTACCAGGAACTTGAAGAATATTATTTACAAATATAATAAGAACATCCTGTATGTTAATTTTTGAACCTCTAGCAGCTGCAATTGAGGTGACTACACCATCAACTTCAATTGGGAAGTTAGTCCTAGTACCATCAATAAATTTTTCAACATTATCAATTACTTGTAGAACACCGAGAGACCATCCAGAAAATTCATCACTTGCTATTTCATCAATATCAATTTTAAATTCTTTGAATGTTTTAGTTGTGTCAGTTGGAATACCGATAGTTCCACCTATAGCAACTGTCAGTGTTTGATTATTACCATAACTAAATCCAGTGTTGCTTATCTTAAAGTCAATTACACTTGAACCTTGACCAACAACCACATCAATTTTCGCGCCTGTTCCGAGACCAACAGAAGTGGAACTATAAATTAATGGAATGTTGCTGTAACTTAATGGTTCATCAATAATCACCAGAGGTGTATTAGTTGATGTATAACCAGTTCCTGGATTTGTAATTGCAATACTTACAATATTTCCACCACTTATTGTAGCGGTTCCAATATTAAATTTGTTAGAACTACCAAGAGAAGTAGTAGCAACTGCGACATTTACGGTGGTTTGAATTCCTGCTCTATATCCAGAACCACTATTTCCAATACTTATTGATTGAATTGTTCCAGCAACAGAAACTGTGGCAGTGGCACCTGCGGCAACAAGAGGTTGATAACCGAATCCCTCACTTGATGCTACGGATACGATTACTCCTCCTACGGGGACAGTAGAAGTTCTTACATCTGCCAAATTTGAAACTGCAGCTCCTACAAATGAAATTGATGTAATACCAGCATTTTCGGCAAGAGTATATTGCCTTGTTTGTAATTCTGGAGGAATAATGCCAGTGATTCCTCCTGGTGTTTGGAATGTATCATTAACAAGAATGATAGCATTTTCAGTAGCAATTCCAGTTACATTTGATCCATCCATTTTAAGAGTAAATTCTTTCTTACTACCATTAAATTCTTGAGAAAGATCGTCAAAAATATAATTTTCGTGATAAGCGTCATTTGTGCTATTTGTGGCACCACTTCTCAAGAATATTCTACCCTGGAAACTAGAACTAGTTGTAATACCGGTAAAATCTCTTTCATCTGGTGGATTTGTATCACCACCTTTTGGTTTGTTTCCAAAAGGAGCGTCTACAAAATGCAGAATATTATCAATAATGTTATAGTTACCAACAATTTTAGTTACAAGAGTGCCTGTAGCAGCAAAACCAACTCCAGTACCTAACCACCCTCTTCTCACGCTCAAAGAATTTTCATTTCCTATTATATTAACTGCATCAACTCTAATAATTTCATTATTAATTTTAATTAATTCTCCTCCTTTAATTGAGGAGATTCCTACTAGTTTTAGTGTGTCATCCGTTGTAAATAAAGTATTTGAAAGTGTTGTCGTTACAGCAGTAGAGACAATAGGAGATTGAATAATATTATCAATTGCTATTATTCCTTTAGCATTTTGATTAGTAGATACAAATCTATGTGAAGTTCCAATTCCAACACTAGTTAAGTCAACTGACTCTGGAATTGGTTTAAGAGCATTTTCGGCACTTGAAGCAATTTTAATTTTATCATCAGTTACCTTAACTGCAAATACTTCACTTGGAAGTAAAGTTGTAGATCCAATACCTGCAAATGTTGTAGATGCAATACTGATTGCTTGAGTTGACCCTGCACCAGCGTGCTTATACTCTATTTTTTCTCCACTTACAAAGAAGTGATTTGGGAGGGTGATCGTATTATTTGTTAAATTAACAATACTTGAATCGTTACCTTCAAAGGATCTTTCAAAAATTTTATCAGTTTCATTCTTTAATTCAAACGCTCTCTTAATGTCCCTCTCAGTTCCCTCATATGTGGCAAATCCAGATTCAATAACAGCGTTATCAAAATCAATTGTATCTTTATCATCATCCTGATGTCTTAATGCATTCATATAAACATTAACAACAGTATTAATACTTGCTGTAGGTGTAAACATTAACTCAGTAGTTCCAGAAGCAGAAACTCTTGTGCCAAAAGTTCCAAGACCAACTGAAGTTCCTACCTCACCAAATTCAGTATCATAAGTTTCTAAACTGCTCCCACCACTTACAAAATCATCTACAACGATGATTTCGGTCATTTGATATTGATTATTTGTTGTGTCTGCAACTTGAGCAACAAAATATGCAACATCATAATCATCAGGATATGATGAAATTGTATGAATACCAGGGGTTCCTGAAGAAGAAATACTTGTTGTTCTTGCCTCAATTCTAGCATGTTTCATGTCAAAGGTGCCGATACCAGTAATACCAGCAGTTGCCAAACCTACCTGAATAGTATTAACCACACCGGTTGTACCTATACCAACATCGGAGTTAGGATGGAATATAACTTCAAGATTTGAACCATTAATTAAAGCACTATAAGTACCAAAACCAACGTCAGCATTATCACCAACAGAGGTTGTTAATTGTCCATATTCTAAAATTTCAATATCTGTTCCATTGTGAACAATATTAAGATTGTTATATTCAAATTCTGCTCGGCTAATATCAGGAGTTATTTCGAGAAGAACTTTAACTGAGTTATGAGTACTAGCAATACTTACAATCGTGGTTGCTCCGATTCCAGTACCAATTAGTACACTATCAGTTTCAATAATCGATGGTCCTACAGCAGTTGCTCCGGTGCTGAGTAAATTATCGTCAAGATTATATGAGATGGCAGCAATCTGATAATCATTCACCTTAAACTTAGTTGGGAAAAATTGTAACTGTCCATCACTACCAGAGATATTAAAATCAAAAGAACCTTGATCATAAGTGCTCTCAACTCTTCCATATTGATTAATATATCCACGAGAACCATCATGAATTAAATCAACAATCATCAATTGTCTTTGAGCAGTAAATCTAGTGTCTCTTACATAGGTGATGTACTTCATTGCTCTTCTTGAACTGAGAGCAAATGTATTTGCTATACTAAAAGCAGTTGGTCTTGGGTCACTATTAAATAGACTACTTACATCATCAATTAGTAGAACTCTATTTCCAACGGACTCAAGAAAATCTTGAAGAATTCTACTTGAGAATCTTATTTCGGTGGATAGAACTCTTGATGCAACATTCAAGAAGTTTTCACTTACAAGATCAAAGTCGTACACACAATTCAAATCACCAAATCCAACTGCTTCAATTATTTGATCAATTGATGTTTGATCTGTAGATATTCCGATATTCACACTAGAAACAGACTCAATTTGATAATCTGCAAACTTTTTATATCCAAGTACATGATTAGTTGATGACACAACATCATTCCAAGTATCATATGGAACTCTTGAGTTAAGAGAATATGCAAATGTTTGATAGTAATCACTATCTTGAATTCTTTGGGTATTTGTGTTTAAGAACCCAGAGTCATCTTGATGACCTCTTAAAGTCTTAGATATAACACCCATTTTTAGATAAGACTCATATGATCTAACAGATTTTACAATTCCCTCTGTTCTTGAAGCAGATCCTCTAATAATTTCGTTTTCTATAAAAGTTTCCTTTGACTCAATTCTTAACGTGCTAGTTTTTTCGTCATAGAAATTGACTATTCCTTCTGCAGATTTACTCTTAACAAACTCTCCATTAAAAAATTGATTTTGTTTAATAGTTGAATTATATGTTGGGAAGAATCTTTCTGGAATAATTCTTGCACCAGCAGAATTTGGAAGATCATATAATCCAGGAGTAAGAACTCCACTTGGAAGATCACCTACCATACTATAAGTTACATTACCAATTCCACCTAAGTTTTCATCAACCTCTGTAATTTCAAATAATTTATAATCATAACCTTCTGAGTTATAACCAAGTCCAGTTGATCCGATACCAATACTAACACCTTCAATTAAAACTTTATCTCCAACACTAAGTGGAAAAGTTTGTCCACTACTAAAACCAGTATTAAGTCCAACCGTAACATTTTGGGTGACAGTATTAAATCCAACAGTTCCAATACCAATCCCATTACTATTTTGACTTGGAAGAATAGTTGGAATTACATTATTAATTCCTTTAGCGTTATTAAGTATTCTTACGTTTGTATCACCCAAATTATATACAAGATCAATTTCTTTTACATGCTTCTTAGTTACTGCGTCAATAACTACTGGTTTAGGTGCAACAGTGTAACCTCTTCCTGCAGAGACGATACCAACAGTTGCAAGAGAGCTTAATGACTCTATTACAACAATTTGAGGTATACTTGTACTTGGTTTTAAAGTTAAGTCAGATGGGAAGTCAAATCCAATATCAAGTAAATTAGTTTTTTTAATTTTTCCAATTGATTCACTTTCAACTGATATAATTGCACCTGAACCTGTGTCAGTTGTGCCCACTCCAACAATAGTCGAAATACCAGGAAGAGAATTATAATTTCTTCCACCATCAATCACCGTGAATGAATTAATTGCACCATCGGTATGTGTACAATCTGTTGTATAATTTAATTTTGATGTTGTTCCAGCATAAGAAACTTTTTCTGGTAATTTATTAACGAAATAATTAAATGAATTCGTAGCACCAATAGAAACTGCAAATCTTCCATTAAAAAGACTTTCTCTAACCTCAATTTGATTATTTGATTTTACAGTATTATCAATGAAAATATCACTCTTGGGCACAGGGACATCATTCTCTTCAACAACATCAAGCGAGTAATATAATTGCTCAGGAATGAAAGAATTTACTGAAAGTGAAACACTGGCATTATTGTCAATACCAGCTCTGCCAGTTCTTGAAACTTCAAAAGTTTTATTTTCAAAACTTGTATTCCAAATATTATTATGATCTGAATCTAGATATAAATTTAGTTCAAATGCAGGATATTTTAATCCTTGACTTGTATATGACAAGGAGGAGTCTGAAAGGTCAAATTTTACTGTCGAATCTTTATAAACATCAATTTTTGGATTAATTAAATTAATTGTTCCTGATGAAGCACTAGTGATTCCAACAGTTTGTGGTTTTTCTAATTTTGATTCATACTCTGTATTAGAAAGTTTAAAGGAATTTTCATCAATTTTAACAATATGATAAATTTTATTATTTGAAAGACCTCCTGCAGGAATTAAAGCAGTGTGTATAATTTTTTCACCAGTTTCAAATCCATGATTGTTAATAGAAATTGTATTTGTTGATGTATTAATACCAATAGCGGCAAAATCTTTTGGATTTATAATTACTCTTCTATTAAAATCATTGTACCTAACTGTAACTGTAGTTGAAATTGATGGACTTACATTAATATCAACCTCATGTCTTCCTTGAATTCCATGCGCTTGTTTAGTTTGAACAGTGACAATGTTTCTCTCTAATTTTGCAGTAATACCTGAGAAATTAGTTTTAAAGTTATGATAAACTCCTGTTCCAAATCCAGTAAAAAAGAGAGTGCTTATATTCCGTTGAGTCAATGCAATACCAACAAACGATCCAGTTGTTCCTAGTCCAACTTTAACAGTGGCAACTCCAATTACATCATTTGAAATTTTTGCTGCGAACAAAGTTTGATTATTTGTTAAAGTAGAAGATGCACCAACAATATTTAAAACATCAATACCATTTCCATTTCCTGGAGAGTATGTTAATTGATCTCCTGTTTGTAATCCATGGTCTTTTATGTAAATTCCTTTGGTTGGAATATCAACTCTTGTTAGTCCAGCACCAGGATTTGAAAATACAATCGTAGAACCAATGCCAACACCTACTGCTGTCCCAAGACCTACGCTCTCAGAGGGATCAAAATAAATTACTTTATTCAATCTTGATGCATAAGTCGTGTTAAAACCTGCCGAGATAGTAAGTTTCCTTGGATCTTCAAGAAGAACGCTTGTGATAGTATGAGATGCACCAACAACGCCATTAATACCCCTAAGAACCCTAATTCTTGAATTTAGAATATCAACATTTAAAACCTTAACTTGCTCTGTTCCAATTCCAAGTATATCATTTTCTCTAATCTGGGGATAATTTAAATTACCATTTACTTTAAAATAAGTAACGATACCAGTCGCTGCTACAGTCCCTACTCCAGACGAAGATGTGCCAATTCCAACCAGTGATAATCTATTTGATGAAATTCCTGCTGAGTAAAAACCACCAATCTTAGATGAAGTTGTCGATAGACCAGTTATAACAACTCTATCAAATTTTTTGAAGTTGTGAGGATTGTCCGCAATAACAAAATAATTATCTTTTGATGCAGGATAAATCTCAACGTTTGTTATTGAACTCGTTGCGACACTTATATTTTCAACTTGTTTACCCTTCAAAGTTGCTACTTTAGCAATAGCACTGCTAAAAGATTTAGTGTTTGTGTTATTGAATATAACTTTATCACCAACTTTGTAACCAGTACCACCTGTTTCAATACCGATTTTTTCTACTTTTCCTGGAGTAACTGCTGTTACCTCAACTTTTTGTTTTAAATTATTAGGAGTTGTGATATATGAATATGAAACATCACCGTCAATTAAATTATATGGATCAGTGCTTCTACAATAATCAAATTCCTCTATTTTAAAGGCATCTTGATTTGATTCTGTATTAAAGTTAAAAGGTTCGGGTTTTGAATGATACGCTTCACCTAAAAGATATGGAAAAACTGGTAATTTATATCCAGAAAAAACAGAACCCTGACCCTGAGCAAGAGAATCATCAATTGTTGCAAAATATGCATATGTTCCATTAGGATATTCAGGTGTTACGCAAAATCTACCATTATTTTTATCAAGAACTGATTCATCAA